TTCTCTCTTCATTAGTATCATTATTATTATTATTATTATTATTATTATTATTATTATTATTATTATTATTATTATTATTATTAGATGTATCATTCGAAGAAAAAAATTCTGAAGAAGCGTTAGAATTATATTCTCTTATGTCATACCTACAGACAGGACATCTAAAATTACTTCTAAACCAAGTATTTAAACGTTCTGTATTAAATATGTGACCACAATGCCTTATCACCGTAACCATATCATTATCGTTAAAATTATCTAAAGATATAGGGCATGATGTATTTATTGGTGTGACAATGTCACAATACCTCACGCGTCTAGTAGCGGATTCTATTTGTGAAGTAGTTGGGTATACTTCAATCGGTTGAAAAAAATTATTAAGTAAATTAGTAAAATAAGCGTTATCTCTCGTTACCCTATCCAAAGGAATAGTACGATATTCTTGAATACTATCAATTACATATGGAATATTATTAAAACCAACATTACTAGAAGTATAACGAGTATTTCTGTTGTTTTGTCTATAATTATAGTTTCTTCTGTTTGAATTATCTCCTTGATTATTTAATATTTGAATTACTAAATTTCTAATTTGGTTATTTGTTGAATTTAAATTATTAATTTGCGTGATGTTATCATGATACATTATATTCAAAATTTGAACTAACAAAAGTTGCTCATTACTAATATTATAATTATTGTTCATATTAATAAATATATATTATTAAATCTGTTTAAATGTATTAATATAATATTAATAAATGAATTTTGAAAAATATATAAACAAAGGATTAAGTGGATTAGCCAATTTAGGAAATACATGTTTTATAAATTCATGTATTCAAATTCTCTCTCATACATATGAGTTAAATAATTTTTTGGAAGATGAATTATATAAAAATAAATTAAATAAAAAGTATGATTCTATCATGTTAGTAGAATGGGATAATTTGAGGAAAATAATGTGGAATTCTAATTGTATAATTTCACCTGCAAAATTTATTGGTATAGTTCAAAAAATAGCGAAAATAAAAGGAATGGACATGTTTACAGGTTTCTCTCAAAATGACTTACCAGAGTTTTTATTGTTTATAGTTGATTGTTTTCATAACGGATTATCGAGAGAAATTAAGATGACTATATCAGGTAACCCTGAAAATGAAACAGATACAATAGCGCTAAAATGTTTCGAAATGATTAAAAATATGTATTCAAAAGAATATTCAGAAATTTGGAATTTATTTTACGCAGTTCAAGTTTCATTTATAACAGAGTTGAATACCGGAAAAAATTTACAAATAACACCTGAACCATATTTTATGATAGACTTACCCATTCCATCAAATAATAAATCGCCAACATTAATTGATTGTTTAGATTTTTATATTGAAGGAGAAATATTAGAAGGAGAAAATTCATGGTTTAATGAAGAAACTAAAGAGAAAACAACAATTAAAAAAACTATGAAATTTTGGTCATTCCCAAATATATTAGTTATAAGTTTTAAAAGATTTAATAATAGATTCCAAAAAAATCAAATTTTAGTAAATTTTCCAATTAATGAATTAGATTTATCAAATTATGTAATTGGTTATAAAAAAGAAGATTATAAATACAAACTATATGGTGTATGTAACCATAGTGGCAACGTAATGGGTGGTCATTATACAGCGTATGTTAAAAACGCTAATAATAAATGGTATCATTTTAATGATACATCTGTATCTGAAGTTGGATTAAATGAATCTATTGTCTCATCTAAAGCGTACGTTCTTTTTTTTAGAAAAATAACTTAAGATAATTTTTAATTATAATATATTATTTTAACTATTTATATATTATAAATGGAAGTAGTAAATACAACATCAACAACTGATCCAGTAAATATGTATGATTATTTAAATAATTATATATTAAATCCAATGGTTTTCATAATTATATTATTGATTATTATATCGTATTATGTGTTTTCATCCTCTTTAGGAAATGGAAATGGTGAAACATCCGAAACAAGTTTTGGTTCAAATATTATGGGCATTATTGTTATTATTGTACTTATTATTTTAATAGCAATTAACGCTTTTCAATATTTTTTTAGTATAAATGTAACTGCTTATATACAAGGACTTTTTACACCTACAACAACTGTTGATATTGTCGTTGATCAAAGCACATATAAACCAAGTCCGGTTCCTGAAATAAGATTTAAAAAACAAGTATTTAATATTCCAGGTAACTATTACAACTATAATAACGCAAAAGCATTATGTAAAGCATATGGCGCTGAATTAGCCACGTATGAACAAATCGAAAAAGCGTATAATAATGGCGCTGAATGGTGTAATTATGGATGGTCTGATAATCAATTAGCTTTATTTCCAACTCAAAAAAAAACTTATGATAAGTTACAAACGATTCCAGGTCATGAAAATGATTGCGGTAGACCAGGAATAAATGGGGGTTATATAGCGAATCCGGATGTAAGATTTGGTGTAAATTGTTATGGTCATAAACCAAAAATTACAGAAGAAGAAGAAGATTTAATGAAAAATATATCACCATATCCTGAAACAAAAAAAGATATGTTATTTCAAAAACAAGTAGATTTTTGGAAAGGCAGATTAGATGAAATACTTGTATCACCTTTTAATCATAATACATGGGGTGAACTCTAATTTTTATTGTAAGAATATATATAAAATTTTATGTAAAAATCTATAAAAAAATAAAAAAAAAATATAAAATATAAAAATTTAATCAACATAATTGAAGTTCTGTGAATAAACATATAAATCGTTAAACAAGAAGTTTCATTGAATATGGTGAAGTAAATTAAAGATTTTTTATGAATATCTTTTCTACATATTGGACATTTTTTGCTTTGTTCATACCATAAATTTAGACAACTCGAATGAACCAATCCGTCACAATCGCATGTTTTTTCATAGTAAGATTGTTCTTTCAACTTTATAGGTATTTCGTTATTTTGAATAACATTTCTAAAACATATAAAGCATTCACAATCAGCAATTGTTAGGTCTGTTAAACTATCAATATGAATTATATTATTATAATGTTCAATTGTTCTGAATATCATATTATAATACTTTTAATAAAATGATATTTTTATATTATTTGTGTTTTTTCGTATAAGTTTTTTTATTAGTAGCTTTATTTTTTTTTGTTTTTTTCTTTTTAACTATTGTTTTTCTCTCATGGTCTCTAACTAAATCTAATAATTTATCATGTAAATCATCATCTATATCTTCATCATCAATATCATCGGTTAAATCATTATCCATTTTTTTATTATAACCACCTTTACTATTATTATCATAACTAATAACCCAACTAGGTATCACTAAACTATTAAATAAATCAGAAACCTTATTATAAGTTCCACCAGTCTGGTCATTAACAGTTATAATAGGTGATATACCATTTTTCATCATTATAGAATTAACACTAAATCCACCGGATTGGATACCTGATTTATTATTAAATACTAATTCATCTGCTCCAATATAATCTATATTATTCATATAAATTAATGATATATAAATTAATTATTAGAAAATCGCTTTATCTCTGGAACAATTTTAATATTTCTATTTTGTCTAATATGTTCCATTATTAACTTAACTTGTGTTTCATTTTTAATGACACCACTAAGTGTTTTCTCTAAATATTTGAGTGTTAATGGTTCTATAACTTTAGTATTAACAAATTTTAATTTATTATCGTTTATTTTAAATGTAGAGTTAGAGAGATTATTTGAAGAAGCGTAATTTGTTATATTTTGTTCTAATTTATTTCTCTCTTCTCTTAATTGTTTTATCTGTTCATTCAACAATTTAACTTGATCATCTATTTTTACCCACTGTTGTATTTGATTCTCAAAACTCATCAATATTATATAAAATATTTTATAAATATTAATAAAACCTAAAATACTTAATGATGTTTACGAGTTTTTTTTCCACCACGTTTACGTCTATATGTTTGTTGCATTCCTAAGATAGTAAAAGGTACAATTGCTTGGTTAATTACTTCACCAACAAAACCTCCACGTCTTCTGCGACTTTTTCCTGCGGATTGAACTAAAGATAGATTTTGTGTTGTGGGCGTGTTAGGTTGTTGAGCCCATTGTCCTTGAGCGCCAACAAGAACATTTGATTGTCTCGCTGCGTATTGTCCCGTTTGATCAAATACTCTGTCATATTGTGCATTTACGGGTCCATTAACATACTCACCATATGTAGATGCGGAACTATAACCACCTCTTTGACGTCTGTGTCTTCTAGAATGTCTCCTACTTTTACGACTATGTTTTGCCATATTATATAATAATAAGAGAATAAAATTACGATTAAATTTAAGAAAATTATTAAAACAACTTTGTTATTTGTTTATTACGCAACAATAAAATTAAAATTATAAGTATTGCTAAAATCATTGTAAAAATTAAAAAGACTAAAGTAACCGTTATGTATATATATGGATTTATTTCATAAAGAATAAAGTCTATTACAGGTTTTAATAATAACTTAAACTCATTTTTAACATCATCCCTTTTTAAAATATCTAAACATTGTTGAACTATTGAATCTTTCATAAATAATTATTATATAAATTTTATAAGTTTTATTCGTGTTAATAAATATAAAATTTTCTATATTGTCAATAAAAATGGATAATATTATTGAACCTACTGAAACATTTGATTTTTCTAATTTAAGTTTAGCGCATCCAACTGGAATACAAGGAGGCGCTTATTTTACTAAAATCCAATATAATAATAAACCATTATACATACAAACCACAAAAAGTTTAACTAAACAAGGTTTTGTTAAGAGCGGTAAAAAATATTATTCTGATTTAATGTTTGACAAAAATTCAGAAACTTTAATAAATTGGTTTGAAAATTTAGAAAATAAATGTCAAAAATTAATATTTGAAAAAAGAGATTCATGGTTTCAAAATAATTTAGAAGAGACTGATATTGAAACTGCTTTTAATTCTATAATTCGTGTTTATAAATCCGGCAAATATTATTTAGTAAGAGTAAACGTTAAAAATAATCATAATAATCTACCTGCTATCAAAATTTATAATGAAAAAGAAATACCTTTAAATATTGATGATATTAAAAATGATACCGAAGTAATTTCAATTCTCGAAATACAAGGCATTAAATTTACATCAAGAAATTTTCAAATTGAAATTGAAATTAAACAAGTTATGGTTTTAGATAATGAACCCTTATTTGATAATTGTTTAATTAAACCTAAAAAAAGAAAAGATATAAATGAGACACTTCAGGTGTTGGATGAATTAGAGAGAAATGATATTTTAGAAGAAAATATAGACAACGATAGAAATAATAATGATAAAAATAATAATGATAATGATAATAATGATAATGATTATGATGATGACAATAAATTAAATATAGATAATGATGGAAACAATAATTTAGATAATATTCATGAAACTTTAGAAAATCTTGAACCGATAGACATTATAAATGAAAGTCAAACACTTTTAGAAAACAATAAAAAAGATGATAATATAATTTTAGATTTTGAGGAATTAAAGGAAGATTTTGAGGAAAACCAAGATGAACTCAAAGAATTAAATAATTTAGATTTAAAATTAGATAGTTTAGAAACAATACAACTTAAAAAACCAAATCAAGTTTATTTTGAATTATATAAAGAAGCTAGGAAAAAAGCGAAAATCGCAAAAAAGAACGCACTTATTGCCTATTTAGAAGCGAAGAATATTAAGAAAACTTATATGATTGAAGAAAATATTAATGATAGCGATAGTGATATTGACGCCGAAATAGACGATGTTTCAGAAAGTGAATTAGAAGGATTGTAAAAAATAATAAAAGTATTTTATCAAATGTTTAGAATTATTAATATGTATTCTAAAAATTATTTTATCATTAATTTTATATAATGAGTGTCTCTTTAAAGAAACTATGGAATGACTATGGAATTGGAGCTATTATAGTTTTATTAATTGTTGCCTATGGGGTTGCTATGTTTGCCGGATATTTAGGAGCCAAGGGAACTCCTGGTTCGGAATCTAATACTCAAATGCAAACTCAATACAAAAATACTAATTCACAAATGTCTGCCGGTGTTAGACCATCTGACCCTAATGGAAACGAAGTATTTGCCTCCGCTAATGGTGTACAAACTTCTATGCCCGGCATTCCTGCGTCCTGTTCTAAACCAAATATTCAGAATCCGGCTGAACTTTTACCCAAAGACGCAAACTCTCAATGGGCTCAATTAAACCCTTCCGGTAAAGGCGAACTCGCTAACATTAATTTGTTGAAAGCCGGATATCACATCGGCATTGATACCGTCGGTCAAAGTTTAAGAAACGCTAACCTACAAATTCGAAGCGAACCTCCTAACCCTCAATTAAATGTAGGGCCCTGGAATTTATCAACAATTGACCCGGATTTTCAAAGGGTTCCTCTTGAAATTGGCAGTGGTTCTCAATAATTTTTTATAAAAAATAAAATTTATGGTCTCATCAGTGTCAACTAACTAATATCAAAATCTTTATATTCATTATTTTTACACATATAAATATTTTGAACTCTATTTTCATTTGTAATTTTATCAATATTTTCACATAATTCTGTTAACCAATCATATTTATCTTTACACCCTTGAAGATTTAAAATGGGACAAAACTATTTAAATACATTATTATATATGAATACAATGGATAATCATATTATTTTATCATCTTGTTTATACGGATCAGTTTTTTTATTTGCTACATCATTGACATTAACAAATAGGGCACTTTTGGAAGATAAAAAAATACCGAATGAATTATTTATAATAAATGGTTTAACAATGTTGGCATCTGGTTCTATAGTTTTATATAATTTTAGTTTATTAAATTCGTGCCATTTTAAATCTTCAAGGGTGTAAATACATCTTCTTGTAATATTCTAATTATAGAAAATCCATTTTCATTCGCGCATTTCATTTTATATAAATCCCGCTTTTTGTTATGTTCTGGCGATTTCCATTTAGCAACTGTTTAAAATGACAACACCCATCTAATTCTATTATTATTTTTCTCTCTTCAATCGTAAAATCAAAGGGTAGGTATTTTTTATCTTTACACCAATCAACTTTATATTGGCACTTTAATGATGGATATTTTTCACTCAATATTTTATTTAATTTATCTTCTGTTTTGTATCTACACTTAGGACACCAAGAACCATCTGTAATGTGACACAACTTACTTTTAAATTCATTACCACATTTATCACAATTAAATAGAAATATTTCAGCAGAACTTTTAAATACTTCAATTGGTTTCTTTTTATTTTTAACTGACCAACAAGAACTTCTCTCTATTGAAGCAAATGATTTGTTAATACAACCAAGACAATTTTTATCTGGATTACACATTATGCGATTAGCACAATAATTACAACTATTTCCTCTTGTTATATGACTTAATGGTTGTTCAAATATATGATTACACTCAGGACAATCAAATAAATACTCTTTATGTGAATTTTTAAATACTTCTTCTGGCAAATCTTCATTTTTATCAGACCAATTTTTAGAATATTCAACAGAAGCAAAACATTTATCAAAACATACTTTACAATTTTTATCTTTACTGCACAATTTTTTATTAGCACAATAAGAACACCATCTACCTACATTAACATTATTTAATTGAATGTCGAACTGATGTCCGCATTCACAATCAAACCAGAATTTCTTATGTGAATTTAACGCTACCTCATTCGCCTTTATCAAATTTCTATCTGACCAAAACTTAGACTTAGGATGACTATCAAATTTCGCCATTTCCTTACGGGATTATTGAATATTCTACAATAAATAATTTTATTTCAATTTTATTAACAAAATTTTACAACAAAAATAAAATCTAATTCATAAAATTATTTAATTTAATTTTAAATTCTTCACTCTCTACATATTTAATCCAACTTACTGGAAGTGTTCTTATAGCTACTGAATCACATCCATTATCACTTTTATAATTTTTAACAATTAGTGTAGAGATTGTAGAATTTACAAATTGGGCGTAAAATTTTGTATTGTCATTTTTATAAAAAGTATAATATTTGTTTGGTTTTAAATCAACAACTTTTAATTTTCTGTAAATATAACTTTGGTTATCCATATTGAATTAATATAACATAATATATAGCATTTATAATTATTTTCAATTTTAATTTAAATAATAAAACAATTTAAGAAAATATTTCTAATATATAAATAATGAAATTTTATAGTTTTTTTATTATTTCTTTTCTCTCTACAACTTTTTGTGACAATATGTTTAATGAAACACATCAGTTAAGAAAACCAACTGATACAAAAGATCTTGTAGGTGTAACTACTGGCGGTCCTTACACTTATTCGCAATCGGGACATCATTTTTACGGAACTGCATATGACGGAACATATATTGATACATATGGTTGTTGTTCAGGTCAATCAGGTTCTTGTCGCAACAACCCATCTTGTCAATGCCAAGTATCAGTAGGACCATTGCCCCAAGGAATCTACACATTAGGAAATATGTTCACATATAAAGGTATGCCTTATTGTTATGAGTTATATCCGTCGTCAACAAATAATATGTGCGGTCGTTCTGGATTTTTAATTCATGGTGGAGGTTGTTCCGGCAATCCTTCAGAAGGTTGTATTGTAATTGAAGACCAAAACACAAGATATAGAATTAAAAGTGGCGCTACATTAAAAGTTATATCGTAAAAAAATTTATTTTATTGTGTATTTTTACATTACGCCGAAAGATAACTTTTGAAAACATTAGGAAATAATCCCAACAAAGGGATTCTCCATCCGTAATATTTAATAATAATTTGTTCATTTTCTTTCATATTATTCCAATCTTCTATAGAGTCCCATTTATTATACCAAAAACTATTATTAATATTGAAATGTCTCCCTTTATTATCTATAATCATTAATTCAGTAAATCCGTGTCTAGTTATTTTATATTTTTTTACTATATTTATTTTGTCTTCTTTTTCGGTTGAATAAGCGTAAGTGCCATGTGATATTAAAATGAATGGAACAAATATACCGTAAATTGGTTCATAACGTGTTAATAAGGATAATGTATAAGCAAATGATCTTGACATAATTATACTGACATGATTGGTTATATTTAAATGGTTTATACATATAATTTTACATAATCATTCTAATAGAAAAATGTTTACCATATAAAAACTAACATTAATTTACTTTTTATATAATAATAATATATGGAGAAACATGGAATATTTTTTTACATATTTATAACATTTATACTATTCTTTTGTATAATAATATATTACCAATCAGATGCGTTTAATCTTAAATGTATTATTGCGTCAGAAGATGGTAATAGATATTGTGTTAGAGAAAGAGAGAAATTAGAATTAGCAGCTAATCTTTTAGCCAAAGTAACTCAAAGAATGAAAGATATGGTTTCTTACATGAAAACGAAACATCCTGAAGATCCGAGAACCATTAGATTAACAGAAGGATTTAATCCTCAAAAAATTAGTGAAACATTACCTACTAGTGAACTGACGGCTTATAGTGAAAACAAAGGTGAAAAACTAGCGTTTTGTTTAAATACCACTAAAGAAGGCAATAAATTAATCGATTTAAATACATTAACATTTGTTGCTTTACATGAATTATCGCATATAATGACTGTATCAGTTGGTCATAATCAAGAATTTTGGGAAAATTTTAAATTTTTATTACAAAATGCAAAAGAAGCCGGAATATATAATCCAGTTGATTACAAAAAAAACCCAACTCAATATTGCGGTATGACAATAAATGACAATCCTTATTATGATTTAGTATAATTATTATAAAATTAATAGTTTTTATAATAATTAAATTAAAAATAATACTAACTTTATATATATGTCGAATTCAATTAATTCAATAGAAATAAAAAATGATATTTCTAAATTTTCAAATAAAAAATATAAAATAAATATTTTGTCTAACGGTATTACTAAAAAAATCATAATATTTTATGGTAAGTATTCCAAAAATGATGATGAAAATATATATAATGATTTACTAACAAAAGATGAAAACAACTTGCGAAAAAATAAAAAAATAGAAGTATCAATTTCAGAGCAAGTTATTCACTATGATGATACTATTAGTTCAATTAAAGTTAAAATACTTAATGAACTAAAACAGGACATTTCTGTAGATGAGCTATATTTATATTGTCAAAAAAAGGAAAGATTAAACTCCATTTCAATATATCAATCTTTAACTCAAAACAAAAAACTTGAACTAACTAAAATTAGGTTAGAACAATTTTTGTCAAATGTTAAAATGGATGAAAACGGAGAACCTATTGATGAACCTCCACAAAAAGAAACATATACATTTGACGATATTTATGAAATGAAATTTAATGATAAAAAATACATAGTCAATAAAGTTCTTGGACAAAAATTTTTTATTGTAGAAAATGAATATCCATTTGTATGTAATCCATATGATGTTCAAGATTATGATTTATTTTTTGAAAAATACGCTAGAAAATCTTTAACTACACTTAATAGTCATTTATTATTAAATACTGGAGAAATAGAAAATGACACCATTTTTTTGTGTTTGGCAGAAGATGTTTTAAAATATGTAGAAAATAAAGATATATCTCAAGAAACTACTATTAAAATTTATTTTCCATTTTTATTCAACAAACAAATAACTTCATTAGAGGACATTAGAGAGAAAAAAGAACAACTAATTGAAAGCAATAAAAAAATACTAAATGAAAAAACGTTACAATTTTTTCAAACAATAGACATGTTTTATGATGTTTATAAATTAAAAAAAACAGAATTAAATTATATTCAAGGTGGAACAGGAATTAAGTACATTAAAGCTGTAATGCTACCAGAATTCGAAATTAAATTACCACTTGAAATTATTTTTAAAATTGTACACGCTACACAAGAAAATCCATTAATCAAATATAATCCGTCTTCTAGACAAGAAAATATTTATAGAATGTTTACAGATAAAATCGCTACAAACGGTAGAAAAATTCCTTACCTAAAAAAAGCGACAATTTTTAAATTAGTTAAAACTATTGCACGCACAAAATCAGTAGCTGTATATATTGAAAAAACTATTAATAATATTAGTTATTTTTTTATTTGTGAATTTACAGAAAATGGATACATAACAATTAGTTCTGAATTTATTAATCCTATTAGTCTTGATAATATAGATGATATTTTTAGACAAACTATAAATCCTATTATTGATGAAATTAGGAATGTACTTGAGCAAAGTGGTTATAAGTTAAATAAATTTGATAGTTTAGATGATGAAAATATAGAAATAAAACAATTGACATACGAAACAAAAATAGAAATTAAAAGTTTTTTTGATATTGATAAGTATAAAGGTTGTATTTCGAGTGTATTTATTAATGAAACAAATAGATTTAAAGACAAAGACATTCAATTAAGGTTTAAAAGAGTATCTAATTTTAGTAAACTTAATAGTCAAGAAGCGTTCATTTTAGAAAAATCGGAACAAGGTTTGAGAGGTGAACAATTAATTGACGCTTTAATCGAAAATTTTCCAGAAGATTTAAATCGTCAACAGGCGATTGAAATTGTTACTAAGGTCGCTAATGAACTCGAAATTGAGAGAGGTGCCCATAAATCTGATATTAAAATTAAAGATAATCCTGGATTTAAAACAATAATTACCAGTAATAAAGAATTAGGAATTATTACTATCACAACAACTAATATAAACAATATTAACTATTGCTATACGTTGCCAATATATCTAGATACTATGATTCGCTTAACCCAAAATATCGATTCGACAAGTTATAGTTCTCAACAAATTAACAATATTTGTTCAATAGGCGAGAGAGAAGAAAGTGAAATAGAAGATATTATATCTTCAGTAGAATTACCGTTAAATAAAACTGAAGTTCCGTCATTAGAATCAGACGATGAAGAAATTCAATATACTAGTTATAAATTGCTTGACATGAATAAACCTCAAGGTGCTTTAAGTTTATTTTATGATGAAGAAGATGAAGAAGATGAAGATTATCAAGGTGGTAAATCAAAATCTAAAAATTCTGATTCAAGTGAGGAATCGGTTGAAAGTAATGAATATAGTGAAAATGAACAACAACAAACACCAATTGTCCTCAGTAATGAAACAGAAGATGAAGAAGAAGAAGAAGAAGAAGAAGAAAAAAAAAGTGAAAATAAACAACAACAAGGACCAATTGTCCTCAGTAATGAAACAGAAGATGAAGAAGAAGTAAAAGTAGAAGAAAAAAAATTTAAAAATATAGATGGTATGAAATTAAACAAACCCTATTATTTTCAAAATCTAATTGAAAAGAAAGAACCTATTTTGATAATAAAAGAAGATACACCTCAATATAATTCTTATCCAAGAACATGTCCTTCTAATTCAAGAAGACAACCTGTAATTCTTACTGATGTACAACTAAATAATATTAATAAAGAATATCCTGGGTTTTTACGTAAAGAAGATGTTATTAAATATGGTTCTGACCCAAAAAATAAATATAATTATATTTGTCCTCGTTACTGGTGTTTAAAAAATGACACTATAATTAGACCAGAAGACTTAAAAGAGGTTAAAGGGAAAGATGGAAAAAAAGAATTACAACATCCAACGTGCGGTAAAGTATTGCCAAAAGGAGAGAAAAAAGTAAAACCTGGATATTATATTTATGAGTTTTATGAAGAAGACAAAGGTAAAAAAAAATCAAAGAGATATCCTGGTTTAATTCCGGATAAACATCCTGATGGTTATTGTTTACCTTGTTGTTTTAATAATTATAATACACAAGGTAGAATAAAAGCAAATACTAAGTGTTTAGAAAAAAAGATTGATGATAAAAAAGATGATAAAGAAGTGGCAGAGGAAAGAGTTGAAGAAATAGAAGGAGAAGCTAAAGAAGAAGATAAATATATTAAAGGACCTGAAAAATTTCCTCTTGAACCAGGAAGATGGGGATTTTTACCTCCACAAATACAGACTATGTTACATAGTCCAAATGAAGATTGTAAAAAAATTAGTGTTGAGAAAAATGAACCTTGTCTGCTCCGTCACGGTGTTCAATTTTCGAAAAAGCAATCTTTTATCGCCTCTATATCAGATATATTTTGTTTATCTAAAAAAAAACCAATATTAAGTATTAAAGATATGAGAGAATTAATCAAAAATTCTTTAACTATAGATAACTACATTAGATATCAAAATGGAAATTTAGTAAATGACTTTTATGATAAAGATAAAAAGGTTGATACAAAAAATTATGAGAGTGGTGATATAAAATTATTTAATAAACTAGATATGAATAAACCTGAAGATAAAATATATTATAATAAAGTAATATCATCATTTGAAAATTTTAAAAATTATTTAAGTGATAATGACGCAATAATTGATCATACTTATTTATGGGATATCGTTTCAATTCCTAACACAAAATTATTCGAAAGAGGTCTTAATTTAGTAATTTTAGATCTTCCAGATGATGACATAACCAATAATGTTCAAATATTATGTCCAACAAATCATTATTCAAATGAATTTTATAACGCGCATAAACCTACTACTATAATTATGAGAAGAGATGGATTCTATGAACCAATTTGTTTATACACAAAACGCAAGAATAAAGGACCATTAGTAAAAGTGCTATTTGACGAAACTTACAATAAAAATTTACCAGCAAATATTAAAGCAGTATTTAAAGAAATAATAAAACCTTCTTACAATGACAAATGTAAACCTTTACCTAGTATGCCTAATACTTATAAAAAATTTAAAAGACCATGGTTGTTACATGATTTAGTTGAATTACTAGAAAATTATAAACAAAAAGATAAACAACAAAAGAATCAATATATAAAAAAAAGGTATGATATAATAAAATATGTGATGAACTTTAACAATAAAGTAATTGGTATTGTTGTTAAAGATCTTGATGATACAATAACGACAGGAAAAATAGGGTTTGTTCCTTGTTATCCATCATCTATTGATTTATCTAATTTATCTAAAGATTTAGAAGTTGTATTTATGAATGATTTAAGTATATGGAATACTTATGAAAACACAGTTAAATTTTTAAATAGATTATACACAAAAAGTAAAAAACGAAATACTATGCCAATACCGTGTCAACCTGTATATAAAGTGGTAGAAGATGGTATAGTTATTGGAATATTAACGGAAACAAATCAATTTATACAAATTTCAAGACCTATATTTGAAACAGATATAGAAGAATTTAATCCCATTACGAATAAAAAAAATAAACTTTATCTTCCTTCTTTTGATAATGATAATTATATTGTAAAAATACCAGAAACAGATAACAATAAAAATTTTAAGAATGAACCCATGATACAAACTGAAATAGAAATGTCTACACAAAATGGCGTAGATAATGAACGCATTAAATATGTTAAAAAAATTAAAATGGAGACAAATTTTTATAATGTTTTTAGAAATACAATTAGAATTTTAATAAATGATTATGATAACGTAAAAATTAGAGAAAAAATAGAATTAGAAATGTCAAAAGAATATGTTATTTACTCCGAAAAATTAACAAACATAGATAGACTACTTCATGAACTTGTAAAAAATAATATAACATTCGATGGCGATAAAAATTATCATAATTTGATAAATGAAGTTACTACATGTATTATTAAAGACAAGAAAAATTGTTCAGAAAGTAATTTATGTATAGTTAAAGATGATAATTGTATTTTAAAATTACCTAAATACAATCTTATGACAGGTAAAGAAAATGAACCCATTTATTACAAAAGAGTTGCTGATGAATTAATAAGATATAATAGAATCAGAGGGTTTATGTTACAACCTCAAGTATATCTATCATTCGGTAATATAGAATATAATTTAAAAGATAATGAAATTATACTTATAGAAACATTATTAACACAAGACTATTTTGAAAATTTAATTCCATCCGTAACTAATAAATATGTTAAAAGTAATTCTTATGATGAAGTTGAACCTATCGAAACGCAACAATATGATAATGTAGTTCTTTCTCTCGATCACATAATTGGAAGAAAAAATACTGATATCTGTGAAACTAAAGAAAATTCAATAACATCTGGATTATGGCGAAAATGTTTTCCAAATAATTATACAGAAATAGTATATAGTAGAACTAATTATTGCACTTTTAATTTTGTAATTGATTTTATAAAAAAAACTACCAATAAAAAATTAAATGTTAATGATATTAAACAAGAACTTTTTAATCAATATGAATTTTATTTAAATAAGTCAAATGAAACTAATAAATATAGGGATAAGATTATTAATATCATTATTCGCGAAGGTAAAAGAGTGTTAGGTGATCAATTAAAAAGTGGTAAATTAAGTTTTGAATTATTTATAAATACAGATATCTTTTTTTTAACGCCATTTGATTTATGGTTGTTAATTGAAAAATATAAAATACCAAGTATATTTATTAGTGAAAAATTTTTGTTACTATCTAAAAAAAATAATAAAGAACATCAATATCATGAATTTGTATGTTATGGAAATGAAAATGATAAATTTGTATTTTTATATATTCCAGGTTTAAGAGATGAAATAGTTCCTATGTATAGATTAATACAATCTCATACGAAAGATGTTTTTATTTCACTTAACAACTTAAATAATGAAGAATGCGTAAATAGAATAGTTAAAGCAATAGAGAGAAAAATAACAATTGAACAATATTTAGACGAATATACTATTCAATCAACAACAAATTATCGAGTAAAAAAACCATTAAATACAACAGAAATAAAAAGAGACGATAACACGGTACTTTTAAGTGATAATACAGAAGAAGAAAAACGAGACGATAACACATTACTTTTAAGTGATAATACAGAAGAAGAAAAACGAGACGATAACACGGTACTTTTAAGTGATAATACAGAAGAAGAAAAACGAGATGATGTTATTCCAATTTTAACTAACAATAAAAACAAAACTACAAAAAAAAATAAAAACAATGGTAAAACCAAAAAAAATAAAGTGAACGGAAATAAAAATACAAAAAAAAAATAAAATCTAAACTCGCTATCTTAAATAATTCAGATCGTAAATAACAAAATAAACATAAAAGTTTTTTATTCATTAATTGTTATATCATCATGTTCCTCATGTAGTCCTTGTTCCTCATCTAGTCCTTGTTCCTCATCTAGTCCTTGTTCCTCATCTAATCCTTGTTCCTCATCTAATCCTTGTTCCTCATCTAGTCCTTGTTCCTCATTTTCACTTTCTTCAAATATAAATCTAGGATTTTCAACATGTAAAATGTTATTTAATATACCATTAAAGTTATTAGTATTTCTCATTAGATTCTCAGCTAAATTATTTGCTTCATTAAATTTAATATGGCGTTCATCAAATTCGATTATTTTACCGCATATTTTTCTAGTAAAATTATTACATATTTTAGTAATTATTTTATATTTTTTTCTCCCGAACTGAGGATTAAAATTTTTAAAAGTTTCAAGACAAATATTTAACTTAACGATATTTTGTTTTCTCTCTTTTGTCAAATAAGAATAATAAGATTTTACGTATAAAAATAAATATGGTCGAAATATTTTAATCAATCTTTGTTCTGGAAAATCTTTATCAATTAAAATTTTATCTTTAGTCAGTTTTTTAGAGTTAAATTCTGCCATCATATTTTTTATTTCTAGAGTCAAAACATTAGATGCAGAGTTTTGAACATAATTTGTTATAGTATATTCTCTTAACAAATATTCGTTTTTATTTTTAAATTCGATAAGGTCAAATTCAACGTTAAAAAACTTTGTGAAAATTTCATGATAATTATTTTTAAATTTAATGTAAAAGTAAATTTTGTATAATATAGACTTACCAAATGGTAAATTATTATAAGGATTTTTAATGTCTACAGGTTCAGAAAAAAACATAAAAGAATTTGTCAAACATGAATTTATAATTTTTATTAAGTCATTAATATTAAATAAATATTTTGCTTTATTATGATAAATACATATAACATTATTATCGCGTATTTTTAATTCATTTAAACACATATCAGTATTGACTACTAATTTAGATTTTTTAATTTTATAGTTAAGAGCAAATCTATTAAATATATTGTAAATTCTTTGTATTTTATAAAAATAATAAATAAATATATTTTGGTTTGAATTAGTAATTAAAAAGTTTTCTAGAGATTTTTTAAAAAAATTAAATTTGTATTTAGCGCTGTATTTATTATAATTGAATTCGTTAAATAATAATTTAACTTCAAAAATAACTTTATCAGTGAGTGAATCTTCAATAGATTTTTTTGTCAAATAAATTAAATCTATTTTGGGTTTTATTACCTTATCAACAATTAATTTAAAACTTTTCATATATTAAGAATTAAATAATATTTAATATATTATTATTTATATATAATGAACCATAATAATATAAAAGAAATTACACAAAACTTGTCTAGTGTTAATGTTTTAAATGACACAAGATTAGACATTACTTGGAATTATTTTAATACTTCAATAAATTCTAGAGAGATATTATTATTTATTTTAACCAAAACTTCTCTCATTCCTATGATAGATTATTTTGCGCCAATTTCAAATAATGAACCAAAAAAAGTGTATGAAGAATTTGGTATTAACTTAGAACAAGCTACAAATATTCAAAAGTTAAATATAGACTTATTAAATATTCAAAAATTAATTCAAATTTATTGTTCTCAAACTTATACGATTTCTTCTATTTCAAATGAAATGTTATATAATTTAATAGACAGTATACCAGAAGAAACAAATATAGAAGATATAAAAAAATTTATGGAAACAACTCAACTTTTTAAATTGAATGAACAAAAAGGTGGTAATAGAATTGATACGATTAAGTTGTTTATAAATTTTTTGTTAATCTTACTATTATGTACCCCATCAATAAGTACATATAATGAATTATATAATAACTTAGATTTAGTAACAAAAAAAGATAATTATAGTCCTCAAAATGTAGGAACTATAGTAAATAAAGATGATAATGAATTTAGAAATATATTTAAATCACTTGAAAATATTAAAACTATAGTTGATGTTTCAAAAACTATATCAATTTATGATAAAGACATTAAAAATAAATATGATAATTTAATAGGTAGTTTATTACAATTAATAATTCCTCCACAAGATGGTAAACAATTTATTTTAGATATTATTGAAAATTTTAATAGACAATCCAGGAATCAAACAATTAATATTCAAAAAAATTGTATTAAATTAATGAAAGGTTCATTTGAACATGATATTTTCGCTAAATGGAAATACTTAGATAATGTGGAAAATACAAAACAAAAAATAAATGAGGCGAAAGAATTAATAAAAGAACAAAATGAATCTCAAAAAAAGGTTGGCGCTAGTACCGTTGCTGCGGTAACATCTTTCGCAACTGGAGATATAATTTCAGGTGCTCTATACTTGACTCAAGCAGGCGAATCGATTTGGAATAGTTTTTCATCAACTGAGAGAATAAAAGAAATAAAAACTCAAATATCAACCGATGATAAAGAAATTACTGCTCAATTAACACCAGAACAAAAAGTGGTTAACGAATATTATATGTATAAATTTTCTAGGTATTATTGCTTATATGGTTATAATTTACAATTAACTTATGATGATAATAGTAATATAATAAATGTTATTGGTGGTAAAATAGATTACAACTCTATAATAAATTTTATTATTACATTAAGAGAGAATTTAAAATTGGCTATTGAGAATTGTGAAAAAGACCCGAGTAAAAATGTAGAATGTTTGTTGCTTAAAAGTATAGAACAACGTCTTAATATTTTAAGTGAAATAACAGATGAAATATCATACATCGTTAATGATGCGTTAGAGACTCATATTGTTGATATACAAATGCAACCTTCACCTAATTCGATAAATGACATAAAAGTTTATTTTGATGAACAATTAAATAAATTAAACGACCTTATAATTAAATTAGGTGAAATGTACCCAAAAGAAACCGAACAAAGAACTAAAGAAAAAGAACAAATAACTGAAAAACTCAAAGCAACTAAAGAAACAATAGAACTTAAAGTCTTAGAACAAAATTATTTAGATTTACAGACAAACGCAACCAATATAATTAATCAACGTTCGGCAGAGAGATACGCTATAAATATGGCTAGTTCATGGACCGCTACAGAAACATATATTAAAAGTTGGGTAAAACTTGGTAAAAGTGGTATAGAATTAACAGGAACGTCATTAGGTCAACTAACAAAAGAATTATCTAATGCTTTAGGTGAAATTCCAAAAGGATTAATAGATTCTAGTTTACAATTGTTTAACAGTATTTTATGGAAATTATTAACAAATCCGAGTGGTTGGATTTGTTTGAGTTTACCATTATTTATGTTTTTTATTTATTTTGGATATACCGCAGGATTAATAAGAACATTTACATATGGTGGAAAAAAAGTTTTAACTATTGTCTATGGTGGATTTGTATTTATTTATACTTTAATAAAAACACCATTTGGTTATTTGTTTAAAAAAGAAAATGTATTGCTCCAGATAGAACCTCAAGTAAAACCTCAACAAATAAGTTCCATTAATCAACCTGATGAATTAGATGATTTGTCATCTTCTTTTTCGTCACTTAATATTTCTAATCGAGGCAGAGGAGGAAAACGAAAAATTCTTACAAATAAAAAACTTAAAA